TGGGGATGTGGTGCGGGTGGGGGGGGGGGGTCTGGTGGGGGGGGCGGGGGTGATGGCCACCGCGATGGCGGGGGGAAGGCCCAGCGCCTGGCGGGCGCGGGCGCGCACTTCGGGGGGCACGGCGTAGCCCAGGTCTTCGGGGTCCAGCAGGGCGCGCACAAGGGCCAGCGCGGCGGCGGGGTCTGGCGCTTCGGCGGGCAGCAGGTGCACACGCTCGTGCGCCAGCATGGGGTGACCGTCTTCGCCGGCGGTGAGGTGGCCGGTGCGGTGCAGGGCCAGCGTGTGCAGGTTGGCAGCGTTTGGGCTGGCCCAGCCGAAGGCGCGGGCGATGGCTTGAGTGGTTGGAAGACGGTGGTTGGCCACCAGGTAGGCGCGCATGTAGTCGAGCACGCGCAGGTTTTGCGCGGTGGCCACGGGGGGCCGCTGGCCCGGGGGCGGGGTGGATGTGATGAATGACATGGCGGCCAATCAAGCGTGGTGGTGGTGGTGGGATGCGCCAGCGCCCAGGTTGCGCGCGGGGGTGTAGTCGTGGTCTGGCACGCGGTGCAAGGGGGCCAGTGCACACGCCAGCACGGTGGCGTGCACCTCTGGCGAGAGGCCGTTGCCGGTGTTGAAGGTGCGCAGGCGTGTGGCGGTGACTTGCAGTGGCCGGCCGGGCTGCAGGTGGGGGGCGTGGTGGCTCCAGAACTTTTCGGCCTCGTCACCTTCCCAGCGGAGCAGCCAGGGCTCCAGCCGGTGGGCGCTGATGCGGTCATGGGCGAAGAGCAGCAGGAAGAAGTCGCCGCTGGCCGTGCGGCTGGGCTTGGCGCCGCGTTTGCCCAAGAAGAGCATGCCGCTGGCGGCCATGGCGGTGGGAGAGGTGTCGTGCAGGTGGTCGTGCGGCTGGTGGGGCATGGCGGGACCTTTGTTTGTGCGTGAGTGGTGCGTGAGTGGTGCGTCAGTGGCGCGTCAGCGGTGCGTCAGCGGTGCGTCAGCGGTGCCATGAGATGCCGACCAGGAAGCCGGCGGCGATGAAGATGGCGGCCAGCACCACGGCGCTGATGACGCCGATGGCCAGCCAGGCTTTGAGCTCGTCCACCCAGTCAAATGAATCCCACGGGGGGAGGAAGATGGGGCGGTCTTGGGCCGGGGTGCTGCTGCTGTGTGCACACGAGCCATCGGAGTTGGCCTGATCCAGCTGGGGCGTACGGTGTGGGCAGGTGCACACACGGCGGCCTTGCTGGCTGGTGTAGCAGGCGGGGTCTCCCGGGCGGTGGCGGTGTGTGGGTGTGGTGGTGACGGGGGCCATGGCTAGACCTTGCTGTAGGCGCCGGTGTGGCGGCGCTGGGCGGTGACGGGGTGCAGCTTTGGGCCCTTGGCGGGCTTGGCGGGCTTGCTGGCCGCTGGTGCTGCACTGGCCTGAGCGCGGGCGGTGGCGGTGTGGACGGCGGCGCCGGTGGTGTTGCGGAACTCGCCGTCGTTGATGGTGAGGCCGCTGCGGCGCGGGGAGAGGCCGCCGGGGATGGTGCCGTTGTTGCGGGCAATGCCGCCGGGGGTTTTGGGCGTGCGGTCCACCGGGGCGCGCATGCTGCTCCAGTCCACCCCGCTGGGGGTGTGGCGCCAGTCGAAGGCGTTGCCGGTGCTGCGGGGGGTGCCGTCGGGCCAGGTGAGGGGGGTGGGGCGCGGGGTGCTCACAGTGCACCCCCTGCCACCACGGTGCGGGCCGGGCCGCGGCGGGCGGTGCAGACCAGGGCGCCGTCGGGCGTCCAGCCGTGGGCGACGCCGGGGCCGTGAAGTTTGATGCACAGCTGTGCTGCGGCGCGCTCTTTGCGGGCTTCGGCCTGGGCGGTGCGCTGGGCGTCTGTGGTGGTGGCACTGGCCAGGGTGTCGGCGTCCAGGTGCCAGGAGAGGGACACCAAGAGGGCGAGGCAACCGGCCAGGGCCCAGTTGAGGGCGGTTTGGCGGCGAGGTGGCGTCAGAATGGGGTGTTTGGTTGGCATCACAATTTCCTGGTGGATCGAGATGAAAAACAGTTCTGTGAACGACATGACCGATGTTTTCGACACGCGCCTGCTGGCCATGCAGCGCGCCCAGGCACCGGGGTCCGAGGTGGACGCAGCCATTGCGGTGTATGAGCGGATGCGCACGGCGAGGGCGATCTGTCAGGCATTGCTGCCGGATGGGTTTACGGACGCGTCTGTCGTGGCGCTGGCCGTGGAGCTGGGCCGCGCTGTGCAGTCCGGGCAGGTCACCACCTCGCGCGAGTAGGGCAGGCGAACAAGCCCTCTGTTGAGGCACGACTGGCAGCGGACTTGTTCGGCTGCGTCGTCCATGCTGACCGTGCGCACCAGGGTGTCGGTGTCTGGTGTGGCTGTGGCCGGGGTGCTTTCAAGCTGAACGCTGTACCGGTTGGAGACCACGTCCGGCTCGCCGTCTGGCGTGATGCCGACTTCCAGGCCGGACTCTTGCAGGTCTTTGATCAGGGCTTGGCACTGCTCGCGCCAGTAGTCGGCCATGGCCGTTTCGCGCTCAAGGTCGAGCTGAAGGTCTTCAACGCGGGTGGCCAGGTCTGCGCAGTGCTGGCGCAGGTGGACCAGCTCCCAGCGTTCCAGTTTGGCTTTGATGTTGGGGGGTGTGGTGGTGTGCATTCAGCCTCCTGTGGGGATGGCTGAATTATTAAGCGTGCCGCTTTAGTAAGTCAAGCGCCGTGCTTATGTTGATGCAAAAAAAATCCGCCCGAAGGCGGATGGTTGTGCTCAGGTTCTGCTTAAGTGAGCTTGCCGACAAGCCAGATGATCGCGATCAGTGCAGCGAGCACTGCAAAGCCGATCAGGCCGTTGTTTGTGTCAGATCTTGACGATTTGTTGCTGGTGACGCGGGTGTGGCTGATGCCGGTGCCTGGCAGTCCGACGGTGGTTCTGGTCTGGCCGTGTCCGAGGGTGACGCGGGCGCCGGTAGTGCCGATCGAGGTGCTGACGCCTTTCCGGCTAAGGTTCAGTGTGACGCCAGGAATGATCTTGAGGCGTTTTTGAAAGCGCAGTCCCATGGTGGTCTCCTTCTGTTAGCGATGGCAGTGGTACCCAGCCTTCTTGCTCTTGTGGCAGCCGGCTTTATTGGTGCGCCCGGGTGTTGCAAACACCTGGGCAGAGAAGCTGAGCAGCAGGGCTGCGGCCAGTGTGCTGATGATGGCTTTCATTTTGGTGGTGGAAGTTGCAGTGGAGGGGAGCTGGTATTGATGGCGAGGGCTTGTATGACCTGAAGGGTCTGCTGCTGCTGCCATGCGGGCATGGATTCCATGACGGCCATGACCTGAGAAATGGTCGGCGCGTACCGGTGCACGTTGTCCATCCACCCGGTGGGTTTGTTGCAGCAGCGCTCAAGTTTGCGAGCCAGCTGGTCGCCGATCTGGCGCGGCTTGCCCGTTTTGCTGTCGGGGTAGCGGTTGACGATCTGGCTGATGTAGACCGGGGAGGTCTCCACAGCGGCGGCAATGGCGTCTTGGGTGCCGAGCTCATCAATGAGCGCAAGTAGGTTCGCGTGTCTGATTTCGGCAATGGTGTTCATGACTGGCATTTCACGCGCCTCGCTTAACGTCTGGAATGAGCGACTCGCTTGTGCTTACTAAAGCGACTCGCTTATACTGGCGGCATGAACTTGAAAGACTACCTTTCCAAGTACGGGTCGCAGGCTGAGCTGGCCAGGCAGATCGGCGCACAGCCGCAGCTGGTGTGGCAATGGTCCGCCGGTGTGCGTCCTGTGCCACTTGAGCGCTGTGTCCCCATCGAGCGCGCCACCAATGGCGCCGTGACGCGCAAGGACCTGCGGCCCGATGACTGGGCCGCGATCTGGCCCGAGCTGGCCATTTCGGCACCCATTCACCCCGTTCCCAGCGGGGAACGGTCGTTCTCTGCTACCGATGCGGTAGCGCACGGGGCCTCGCAATGACGGGCGCTGCTGTCCAGACGGTGGCGTTGCGCGTCGATGTCGATCAGATCGAGCGGGACATTGCCCTACTTGCCGAGGCGGCCGAGCGTCTGCCGAAGCTGGGCGATGCGATCCAGCTGTGTGCGGAGCTGGCGGGCTTTGGCCTGGACAAGTCGCTGCAGCAGCGGCTGGACGTGGACAAGGCGCAGTTCAGCCGCTGGCAGTCTGGCACGGAGGGGATTGTGTGGCCGAAGTTTGCCCGCCTGATGGATGTGTGTGGCAACGATGCGCCGCTGCTGTGGATGCTGCACCAGCGGGGGTATGACCTGCATTCGGTGCGCAAGCTCGAATCGGTGACGGAGCGGGAGAACCGCCTGTTGCGCGAGGAAAACGCGGCGCTGCGCCGGGTGCTGCAGGGAGCGACAGCGTGAGGCCGGCCGGCGAGATTGCCCAGGCGCTGCTGTCGGCGGCGCGTGAGATGGCCCGGGAGTGCGACAGCACCACCGGCCAGCGCGGCGCGACGATGGCTGAGCTGGCGGTGCGGGCGCAGGTGTCGCGCTCTGTGGCGACCGACCGGGTGAAGAAGCTGCGGGAGCGCGGCCACTTGCGCAAGGTGGGTGAGCGCCGGGTGGGCTACCGAAACCGGCCGGTGGCGGTGTATGCGCCGGCTGCTGCTGATGACGATGTGCCTGCTGCCGACGCTGCCGAGCTGGTGGCGTGTGTGTCGGGCTGGTTCCGCTGAGACTTACAAGAGAGACTGGCTTTCCAAGATGACCGATGTTCAAGCCCCGGGGGTGGTGCCGCCGGTTTGGGACAGTATCCCCGCTGATCTGGCGGCACGCCAGCAGTGGCTGCTGTGGAAGTTTGAGGCGAAGGAGGGCCAGGCGAAGCCTGGGAAGATTCCGTATTACGTCTCGGGCGGCCGGCGCACCGGTGGCCAGGGGGATGACCGGGACCGGCAGCGCCTGGCCACGCTGGCGGTGGTGCGGCGGGCGTTTGAGCGCGGGGGGTGGAGTGGCGTGGGCTTTGCCTTCCTGCCGGACGATGGGTTGATCGGGATCGACATCGATGGGGCGATTGACCCGGACTCTGGCCAGGTGAGTGAGCGGTGCGCGGCGATCATCGCGGCGTGTAGCAGCTTTACGGAGCTGTCGCCCTCGGGCAAGGGGGTGCACATCATTGTGCAGGGCACGACGGAGACCAACAAGAGCAACGACATCGGCCTCGAAGTGTTCTGCGGGCGGCAGTTTTTTACGTTCACCGCGAACCGGTTCCCCGGCACGGTGCCTGATGTGGTGCCGATTGATGAGGGGGTGTTGCGCCGGCTGCACGCGACGATCAATGACGCGAAGGAGGCGGCGCGGAACAAGGGGCGGGCGGCTGCTGCCCCTGCTGCTGCCCACGCACCTGCCCCAGCCGCTGCGCCTGGTGCGCAGGGTGGGGATGATTTCAGGCGCGTGAATGAGGCGGCGATGCAGGCGCTGGCGGTGTGGGTGCCGTCGCTGTTTCCCCACGCGATCCAGAAGGGGCAGGGCTTTCGGGTGACGAGCAAGGCGCTGGGGCGCAGCTTGCAGGAAGACTTGTCGATCATGCCCGAGGGGATTGTGGACTTTGGGGTGGCGGACATGGGTGACGCCCGCCAGGGCCGGCGCACGCCGATTGACCTGGTGATGGAGTGGCTGCCGGCCAGCAAGCCCAAGGATGCGTTGCACTGGCTGGCCCAGCGGGTGGGCGTGGTGCTGAGCGAGGCGCCCAAGGCCGCCGAACGCCCGAAAAAAATGCGCGCGAACGCGCAGGCTTCCGCCGGGGAAGTGGTGGACGCGGGGGGTGCTGGTGGTGGCGGTGGTGATGATGGCCACGGCTGGGGCGGTGGCGATGGTGAGGATGACCAGGATGGGCGCGGCGATGTGCTGGCCCGCCTGGTGAAGCACCGGGGCCGCCCGATGGACTGCCGCGAGAACGTGATGTACTGCCTGCAGCTGGACCCGGTGCTGCAGGGCATGGTGCGGCAGAACGACTTTACGCACCTGATCGAGCGGGTGCGGGCCACGCCCTGGGGCCACCCGGCCGGGGAGTGGAACGAAGAAGATGACCTGATGCTGGGTGAGTATTTGCTGCGCACCTGGCGACTGGGTGTGAAGGCCACGAGCACGCTGCGGAACGGGGTGCTGATGGCGGCCCGATCGGACAAGTACAACCCGATACTCGATTTGATCCACGCGCAGAAGTGGGACGGGGTGGAACGGCTGGCGCACTGGCTGACGGATGTGTACGAGATCGAGGAGCGGCCGTATACGCGGCTGATCGGCAAGTGCTTCATCATGGGCATGGTGCAGCGGGCGCTGCGGCCGGGGTGCAAGTTTGACTACATGCTCATCATCAAGGGTGAGCAGGGCCTGAAGAAGTCCACAGCGTTTCGCCAGTTGGCGTACCCCTGGTTCACCGACAACGCGATCAGGATGGGCGACAAGGACAGCCTGATGGCGATGCAGCTGGTGTGGGTGGCGGAGTCAGCGGAGCTGGAATCGCTGAACAAGAGCGAGACCACCCAGACCAAGCAGTTTTTGTCGGCCCAGGAAGACCTGTTCCGGCCTCCGTATGGGGCGCAGCTGATCAAGGCGAAGCGCCATGCCGTTAACGTGGGCACGACGAATGCGGACGAGTTCCTGAAGGATGCCACGGGCGACCGGCGGTTTTGGCCGCTGGAGGTGTCTGTGGTGAATGAGGAGGTGTTGGCCACGCAGCGGCTGCAGCTGTTTGCCGAGGCGCTGCACCGCCTGGAGCAGGGGGAGCGCTACTGGCCCACGCGGGAGGAGGAGCGGGAGCTGGTCTTTCCGGAACAGGAGAAGTTCAAGCGGACGGACTCGTGGGAAGACATCATCGACGAGTACGTGAACCGCGACACGCCGGACAAGCATGATGACCCGAACTTGCCGGTGAATGCGAAGCGGGACTTCTTCTCACGCGCGGAGATCTATGAGCGGGCGCTGCTGATCAAGGCTGACCGGATCGACGGCGCCGGGAACATGGACACGCGCATCGGCAACGCGATGAAGTCCCTGGGCTTTGACAAGCACCGGGAGACGGCAGGCAAGCGCAGGCGCGGCTTTTTGCGCCGGCCCCCTGCGACCCCTTCGGCAACGCCTGTTGGCGGCGCTGAGACACGATTCTGGGCCGCGGTGGCCCCTCAAGCGGACGGGGATGATGACCTGCCGCTGTAAAGCACCGATCTCCAAGCCGATCTGCGCTTGTGGTGGCGTCTGGACGCCCTGCTGGCTGGTCACGCCCCGCCTGGGCCTGCGTCGTGGTGACGCGGGCTCGGTCGGTCCTGTCGCCGCCTGGGCCTGCGTCGTGGTGACGCGGGCTCGGTCGGTCCTGTCGCCGCCGGAGCCGTCCACCCCGTCCACCCCACGTCCACGGGGGGTGGACGTTGCAAGTGCTTGATTTGGTTGGGGATTTTGGCATCCGTCCACCCGTCCACCCCCAAGCATCCCGCGCACACACGTATGCACACACGCAGACACGAGCGGGCGCGTGTCTGTGCGCGTGCGCGCAGGCGCAGCTCACTCCCATGTGGGTGGACAGGGTGGACGGGTGGACGGATCAAGCATCCATGCGGGTTTGCGACGTCCACCCCACGTCCACCCCACGTCCAGCAGCAGGCTTCGGCCTCGGGGTTTCAGGAGGGGTTTGTGATGAATGAGACAGCGAGCCAGGGGAGTCAGCGGCCCGATATGCGTCAGCAGATGCCGGAAACGGCGAAGTGGGTCGAGGCGCGGCGCGTGGAGTATGGGGCGGCGCATGTCAATGCGTGCATCCGCCGCGCGCTCAAGGGTGAGCCGGGACACTTCTATGCGATGGAAGGCGGGTTTGTGCTGGGAACGCCGTTCCCGGCGACGCACCCCGTCGCCGCGGATCAGGAGTATGCGGTGATGATGGGGTGCACGTTTGCGGCGTTCATGGCGGCGCCGGCCACCAGTGGAGGCGGCACCGATGGCGCGCATTGAGTGGGTGAAGCATCGCCTGGAGAACTGGGGCCGGTGGTCGCAGCAGCGCGAGACGGGCGCGCTGGGCTACCCGCGGCAGAGCACGTTCGCCCGGCTGGCCCCGCAAAGCGGGCGCATGGAAGCATCGGTGCCGGTGTCGGACCTGGAAGCGAGTGAGACGGATCAGGCCGTGAAGTCGCTGCAGCTGTCGCAGTCTCACCTGTACCTGGCGGTGGTCTACACCTACGCCAAGGGCCTGCCACGCCAGCAGGTGGCGCGGAAGATGGCGCGGGCTGAGAGCACGATCAGTCGCAACCTGGAAGACGCAGACCGTGCCATCGCCCGCTGGCTGGACGAACGCCAGGAGGCGCGGGCCGCTGCAAAAAGGAGTTTGTCCCCATAGAACTTTCCTGTATATTTCAGGCAAGCTGTGTTCTTGGTGTCACCACCCACTAGGTTCGCAGTCAAAGCCCTCGCAGGCCCCGCTTGCGAGGGCTTTTTCTTTGCCGTCACCACCCCATGCCACAAGCCGCACCACGCCCTTGCTCAAGCCCAGGATGTGGAGCGCTGGTGCGGGATGGATCGTCCCGCTGCGAGAAGCATCGCAAGGCTGAGCAGCAGGCGGTGGACGAGCGTCGCGGGTCGAGCACCCAGCGCGGCTACGGGTCGGCATGGCAGAAGGCGCGTGCCGCCTACCTGCGCGCCCATCCGCTGTGCAAGGTGCACGAGGACAAGGGCGAAGTGGTGCCGGCCACCGTGGTCGATCACATCGTTCCGCACAAGGGTGACCGCGCGCTGTTCTGGGACTCGAACAACTGGCAGCCGCTGTGCAAGCGGTGCCACGACATCAAAACCGCCCGAGAAGACGGCGCCTTCGGCCGCCTGCCCACGACGCAGGGGAGGGGGCCACAGAAACTTTCCACCCCTTCACTCTAGACCGACCCAGCAGCCAAATTTTTACGCGCGCAGGTTACTGGGGGGGGGTGGGTTGTAAGCAGAAAGGATTTGTATGGCTCGCCCGGGTCCGGCGCCGAAAGCGGTAGAGCTCAAGGCGATTGAAAACCGTGGACATCGCCCGCTCGGGCTGAATCTGGATTCGACGTTTCGCCCCGAGACGTCCATGCCGAGCATCCCGAAGGGTCTTAGCCCTGGCGCCAGAAAAGTTTGGAAAAGGCTCGGGCCTGAGCTGCTGCGCTACAACCTCATGTCGGTCGTTTTCAGCGACCTGTTTGAGGATCTCTGCGAAAGCGTCGCCGACGTGAAAGAGCTTCGGCACTCACTTCGCCAGCGTCAGGCGTTGCTCAGGTCGCAGGGTCGTGACCCGGCGGAAGCCTTTGAGGCCACGACGCCGAACGGCATGGCTGTGCAACATCCGCGGTATCAGATCCTCAAAAGCGAGCGCCTGATGATGTACTCGCTCCTGGCGAAGTTCGGGCTGAGCCCGTCAGAGCAGGCAAGGGTGACAACCACCATCCGCGCACAGCTCAAACTGTTTGAAAACCCCGAGGACGCGCCCAAAAAGCCGCCCGAGGCGCCACGTGATTCGCCAAGAGGATTCAGCGAGTTCGTATGACGCTTTCCTACTTTGACCGGGCCAAAGCCTACGCGGCCCGCGTCGTTGAAGGAGTCGAGGTTGCGGGAAAGTTCGAGGTTCTGGCGTGCAAGCGATTCTTGCGCGACCTGGAGCGCCAGGGCACGGACGAATTCCCATACGTGATCAACGAGCGCCTGGGCGGGCGCGAATGCCAGTTCATCGAGCTGCTGCCTCACATCAAAGGGGAGTGGGCAAAGCCGATCTACCTCGACGGCATGTTGACCTATGCCAAGATCAAGCTGGAAGACTGGCAGGTCTTCATCGAATTCCAGCTTTTCGGCTGGGTGCACAAAGACACCGGCCTGCGTCGGTTCCGCCGCAGCTACGAGGAGATTGCGCGCAAGAACGCAAAAAGCACGCGCGTTGCTGGCCGGAACTTGTACCTGGCATTCGCTGACGGCGAGCCAGGCGCCCAGGTCTACAGTGCGGCTACGACGGGCGAGCAGGCCAGAGAGGTCTTTGACACCGCCCGGGAAATGGTCCTGCGCGACTCGGAATTTCGGGAGCGCTTCGGCGTCACCGTTGGCCGGTACGACATCACGTGCGCGGAGACCGCCAGCAGCTTCAAGATCATGAACGCCGAGGCGTCCACCCAGGACGGCCTGAACGTCCACGGCGCTGCCGTTGATGAAATGCACGCGCACAAAAAGCGCGACCTCTGGGACGTAATCGAATCCGCCGACGGCGCGCGATCGCAGCCGTTGATCAGTGCCATCACCACCGCCGGCAAAGACACCGGCGGTGTCTGCTACGAAATGCGCGGCTACACCATCAAGGTGCTTGAAGGCACGCACCAGGACGAAAGCTGGTTCGGGATCATCTTCACCATTGACGAAGGCGACGACTGGAAAGACCAGCGGATCTGGCGCAAGGCAAACCCCAATCTCGGCATCAGCGCCAAGATCGACAAACTGGTCGCCACCTGTACAAAAGCGATTGCGACACCGTCTGCCCGAGGGAACTTCCTCACCAAGCACCTGAACGTCTGGACCAATGCCGGCGTGGCCTGGATGGACATGGAAGCATGGAACGCCTGCTCAGACCCGACGCTGCGCGAGGAAGACTTCGCCGATTGCGAAGCCTTCGTCGGCATTGACCTGGCAGAGAAACACGACTTTGCAGCCAAAGTCAAAGTGGTGCAGCGCGACGGCATCTGGCACGTTTTCACGCGGCTCTACTACAACGAAGTCGCGGCCGCCGAAAGCAAAACGGCCCAGCTCCAGGGCTGGATTGAAGACGGCCACGTGCGGGTCAGCCCTGGGAACCTCACGGATTTTGAAATGATCCGTGCCGACCTGAAGCAAGACCTCAACACACACGACTTGCGCGAGGCTGCGTATGACCCCGCATTGTCAGCCTACTTCGCCAGAACGCTGATTGATGAGGGCCTGCCGATGGTCGAAATCACCCAGCGGTCCACGTTCTACACCCAGCCATTGCTGCAAGTGCACGCCATGGTGCTGGGCGGAACGCTCAGACACGACGGCAACCCGGCGATGAACTGGATGATCAGCAACCTGGTTGTCCTGACATCGAAATACAACGAGCTGAAGTCGCCCACCAAAGAGCGCGAAGAAAACAAGATCGACGGCCCCATGGCCATGCTCATGGCGCTGGGCCGGGCGCTGGCGGTCAGCCAGACCGACATCATCGACAACACCTTCACCTTCATCTGATCCACGAACCAACATGACTGCCACCACCTTCAACGCCTCCCTCCTGGTCGGTCTGCTGCTGGTCATGGTGGGGGTGGGGTGGCAATGGACGCCTGCGCTGGCGCTGATCGTTGGCGGGGCGCTGGTGCTGATCATCACCCTGCTGCTGGCCTTCAAGGCTGGCGTCACCGCTGCGCCTGCCGCACAAAAGGGCCGAACACATGTTCCTCAATAACCTGCGGGCCGGCCCTCCCGCCGGCGACGACTTCTGGTACACGCGCCTCGAAACCGGCGCCCCCACGCTGAGTGGTGCACACGTCAGCACCGACACCGCCATGAGGCTGTCCACGGTGTTCAAGTGCATCAAGGTCATTGCCGAGACCATCGGCATGGTGCCCCTGCACCTGTACCGCAGCGAAGGCGATCGCCGCCGCCGCGTCACCGACCACCCGCTGCACCGCCTGCTGTCCACGCGCCCCAATGCCTGGCAAACCCCGATGCAGTTTCGCACCATGATGGAGGCGCACCGCAGCCTGCGCGGCAACGGCTACGCGCGCATCTACAGCGATGCGTCGGGCGAACCCACCGACATCGTCCCCATCCACCCTGATCGCGTCACCCCCGAGCTCACGGCAGACGGCACCCCGCGCTACCGCATCACCAACGCCCAGGGCCTATGGGAAGCCACCCTGCTGCCGGGCGAAATCTTGCACCTGTGCGGCCTGAGCCTGGACGGCTACGTCGGCCTCAACCCCATCGCCTTCCAGCGCGAAGCGGTGGGCAGCGCCATCGCCGCGCGCGACTACGGCAGCCGCTTCTGGAACAACGACGCACGCCCGCCGTTCTGGGTCAAATTCCCCGGACAGCTCAAGGATGCGGAAGCCCGCAGCAACATCCGCACCGAGTGGCAAGAGATGTATGGCGGCTCCAACCGCGGCAAGCCGGCCATCCTCGACCGCGGCATGGAAATCCACGAGCTGGGCCTGAGCAACCAGGATTCCCAGTGGATTGACGCGCGCAAGTACAGCGATGTGGACATCTGCGGCCTGTTCCGCATCCCCCCGCACAAGATCGGCATCCTGGACCGCGCCACCTGGGGCAACATCGAGCACCAGAACATCGAGTTCGTCACCGACTGCATCCTGCCCCTCACCGTCAGCTGGGAGCAGACCATCGCCCGCGACGCCATCGTGGACGAAGCCCTGTTTGTCGAACACGTGCTCGAAATCCTGCTGCGAGGCGACACCACCACGCGCTTCAACGCCTACGGCAAAGCCATTCAAGACGGGTGGATGACCCGCAACGAAGCCCGCCGCCTTGAAAACCGCGAGCCCTTGCCCGGCCTGGACGAGCCGCTGCAGCCGCTCAACATGACCACCGCCGGTGCCAGCGCCCTGGCCCAGCCCGCGCGCCCCCCGGCGCGGCCCCCGGCGCCGTCGCCCGGCCGCGCCGCCACCCTGCTGGCGGCCAACGCCGCCCGCGTCGCCCGCAAAGAGGCCGGCCTGATCGCCGCCGCTGCCAAAGCCGCCCGTCCGCTGGCCGAAGCCTTTGCCGACCACGCCGGCTTCGTGGCCACCGTCATGGCCGTCAGTGCAGAGGCTGCTGCCGCCTACACCGCTGCCACCATCGCCCGGGCCGAAAGCCTGCTGGCGGCAGACCCCGCCTTCACCACCCAGCAATGGGTGGACACCCAAACCGCTGCCCTGCTGCAGCTGGAGAGCTGACACCATGTCCATGCTGCTGCTGACCGAGTTTTACGCCACCCCCTGGGTGCTGGATCCAGACACCCACGCCCAGATGCAGCTCATCCTGGAGCGCTGGGCCAGCGGAGTGCGCCTGCCCCAGGCAGACGTGCAAGCCGCCATCGGCACCGCGCCCCAGGCCGCTGCCGATCGCCGCCAGCAGGCCGCCCAGGCCGGGCAGGGCGCCATCGCCGTGGTGCCGGTGTACGGCGTGCTCACCCACCGGGCGCGAGACCTGTCCGTCAGCACCCCCATGACCAGCACCGAAGTGCTCAGCGCCCAGATGCGCAGCGCCGCGGACAACCCCGACATCAGCGCCATCGTGCTCGATGTGGACAGCCCGGGCGGCAGCGTCTTCGGCGTGCAAGAGGTGGGCGACACCATCCTCAGCTTGCGCGGCCGCAAGCCCATCATCGCCGTGGCCAACGCCAAAGCCGCCAGCGGCGCCTACTGGGTCGCCTCCCAGGCGGACGAAGTGGTCATCACCCCCAGCGGCGCGGTGGGCAGCATCGGCGCCATGATGGCGCACAAAGACCAGAGCGCCAAAAACGAGCGCGACGGCGTCAAGACCACCTACATCCACGCCGGCAAGTACAAAGTCGAAGGCAACCCCGACAACCCGCTGGACGCCGAAGGCACCAGCCACCTGCAAAGCATGGTCGATTCGTACTACAGCGCCTTCGTGCGCGCCGTCGCCAAAGGCCGCGGCGTCAGCGTCGAGACCGTGCGCGGCGAGAGCTTCGGCCAGGGCCGCATGGTGCTGGCCAAAGACGCCGTCGCCGCCGGCATGGCCAACCGCATCGCCACGCTCGACCAGGTCATTGCCGACCTGTCAAAACCGAAGCGCAAAACAGCAGGCCTGCACGCCAGCACCGCCGCCGCCCAGCTGGCCGTGCTGCAGGCCGGCGCCTGATCAGCGCCACCCCATCCACCCACAAGAGTCTGCGGTCTGTCAGCACCGCACCGCACCGGCCCACAGGCACGGTGCGCAGCCCAACGGCTGGCGCTGACACGAAACCACCCCACCACCCAAACCACCACCGCAAGGAACCCACCCCATGACCCGCAGCAAATTCCCCCGCCTCGGCCTGCTCCTGGCAGTCGCCGTTGGCCTTGTCTTCGCCACCTCCGCAGCCTTCGCTGGCCAGGACGGCCACGCCCTCTTCGCCGCCATGTTCGGCGACACCAGCCTGTCCAACGCCCACCTGTTGGGCCTGGCCGCCGTCGGCAGCATCAAGCAGCTCGGCGCCCTGCAGGCCCGCCGCAAAGACCTGCTGGCGCAAATGAGCGCCATCACCAGCGCCGCCGGCGAGCGTGAAGACGGCCTGTTGACGGCCGAAGAGCGATCCACCTTCGACACCCACGCCGCCACCGTCGCCCAGCTCGACGGCGACATCGCCCGCGTCAAATCGCAAATCGAAGCCACCCGCACCAGCGCAGGCGTCGAGATCGGCAACGGCGCCATCACCACCACCGACAACCTGCGCGACGCCCGCAACCACGGTTTCCGCAGCTTCGGCGAGTTCGCCTTCGCGTGCGTGCGCGCCGCGGTGGACCCGTCCGCCCAGGCGGATGACCGGCTGCAGATCGGCGCCTCCAGCACCGCCCCCGGCAGCTACGGCAACTCGCAAAGCGGCGCAGACGGCGGCTACCTGGTGCCGCCCGAGTTCAGCACCGCCATCGTCCAGACCGCCTACAGCCAGAACGACAGCTTCGTGCCCATGACCGACAACACCCCGGTCAGCGGCAACAGCATGACGTTCCCGGTGGACGAAACCACGCCGTGGGGATCGTCAGGCGTCAAGGCCTACTGGACCGTCGAAGGCGACCCCAGCCCTGAGAGCAAAATCAAGCTCGACCCCGCCACGCTGCGCCTCAAAAAGCTCACCACCCTGGTGCCGCTGACGGAAGAAATGCTGGCCGACGCCGCTGCCATCGGCGCCTACGTGCAGGCCAAAGTGCCCGAAGCCATCGCCTTCAAGACCAACGAAGCGCTGTGGTCCGGCTCTGGCGCCGGCAAGCCCAAGGGCTTCTATGCGTCCACCGACCTGCTGGTCAGCGTGGCCAAGGAAAGCGGCCAGGCGTCCAACACCATCGTGGCGCAAAACCTGTCCAAGATGCGAGCCCGCATGCACGCCCGCAGCTACCGCCGCGCCGTCTGGCACATCAACAACGACTGCCTGCCCCAGCTCGACAACTTGCTGTACGCCACCACCGCCACGAACGAGAAGATCTACAACCCCAACGGCGGCCGCTTCGGCTACGGCACCATCCTCGGCCGTGACGTCATGGTGACGGACTTCAATGAAACCGTCGGCACCAAGGGCGACATCGTCCTGGCCGACTGGGGCATGTACCGCACCATCACCAAGTCCGGCGGCTTGGAGACGGCCACCAGCATGCACTTCTGGTTCGACCGCGGCCACACCGCGTTCCGCACCATCTTCCGCATCGACGGCCAGCCCAGCATCGCGGCGCCGGTCACGCCCAACAAGGGCAGCGCCAAGCTGTCCCCCATCGTCACGCTGGACGCCCGCGCCTAACCCGCAGGCCAATCCCCAGGCCCCGCCGCCGCCCTCACCGGCGGCGGCACCCGCCAAACCCCCGCCACAAACACCCCTGGAGCATCATCATGCAAGGCAAACTCTCCGAAGCGCTGGCGCTGGTCGCCACCATCGACCCGCAAACCCTGGCCAACACCGAAACCTTCACCGACGTGGTGGACATGGGTGCCAACACCCAGGCCATCGCCATCCTGCTCACCGGCAACATGGCCGCTGAGACCATCGACTTCAAAGCCTACAGCTGCGACAGCGACGGCAACAACGCCGCCGCCATCACCGGCCGCGCCGCCACCCAGCTGGCCGCCCACGCCACCAACAACGACGCCAAGCAAGTCGTCATCAACCTGCGCGACACCGACCTCCTGGCCAGTGGCAAACAGCACGTGAAATTCGGCTTCGTCACCGGCGGCGCCAGCGGCGGCCCGGTCGCCGTCACCGTGCTGGCCGCCCCCCGCCAGGGCCTCGCCAGCGCGTCAGACCTCGCCAGCGTCGTCGAAATCGTCTGACGACTCACCCCCAGCCGGCCCCCCGGCCCCCACGTGAAACGCCCTCCCCGTGAGGGCGTTTTGCATGGGCGCTCCCCAGCGCACCCACCCCCGCGCCGCCCCCTGATCCACCCCCAAAACCCCCCACAGCAAAGGCACCCCAATCATGGCCAGCTACAACAAGTTCAACGACTTCTCCGAGCAGCTCATCCGCGGCGTGCACGACTGGGACGCCCACACCTTCAAGGTCCTGCTCACCAACACCGCCCCCGTGGCCACCAACGCCGTCAAGGCTGATCTGACCGAGATCAGCGCCGGCAGCGGCTACACCGCCGGCGGCACCGCCACCACCATCAGCATCAGCGAAGCCAGCGGCACCACCACCGTCTCGGGCAGCCAGGTGGTCTTCACCGCCAGCGGCGGCAGCATCGGCGCCTTCCGCTACGCCGTGCTCTACAACGACAGCGCCACCAGCGACAACCTCGTCGCCTGGTGGGACTACGGCAGCGCCGTCACCCTGGCCGATGGCGAGAGCTTCACCGTCAAGTTCAACAACGCAGACCCCGGCACCATCCTCACCCTGGCCTGATCGCCGCCCTGATCAGCCGCCGCTTCTTCCACCCCCCCCCTGTCTGAGAGCCCGCCCGCACCATGTCCATCGCTCTGGTCGGGTCCGGCGTTGCAGCGGTCGGGGTCTCCGACACCACCGTCACCGCCAGCTTCACCGGCACCGCCGGGCGCTGGCTGGTCATCGTCTGCGCCGCAGACAACAACGGCACCAACGGCGCCAGCAGCGTCAGCGGCGCCAGCATCACCAGCGGCGGCTCGGGTCTCACCCAGCGCATCCACGCCACGCAAGACCCCGGCGCCGCAGCGGCCGGCGCCACCGTGGCGGTGTGGACGGTGCTGCAAACCGTCAGTGGCATCAACGCCGCCACCGTCAGCTTCAGCCCAAGCACCACCGGCCGCACCGTCCAGGTGTTCGAGGTCTGGCACGGCGGCGGGGGTGAAGTCAGCTACGTCGGTGTCGGCACCCCCGTCACCGGCAGCGGCACCTCTCTCAGCGCCTCGGCCACCGCCAGCAAGGCTGATCTGGTCATCGGCGCCCTGGCCATGGAGGACCGCACCGCGCCCACGTGGGACAACACCTGGTCCCGCCGTGAAGTCGTCATTTACGACTCCGGCGGCACAGCAACCACCTCGATGGTGTGTGGGTACCAGGGCAAGGTCGCCACCGTCACCGGCTCACAGACCTGGAAACTCAGCGTCGGCACCGCGCGTGACTACGCCATGGGCCTGCTGGTGCTGCGTTTCGGCGGCAACCTCAATGCAGAGCCCGGCAGCTACACGCTCAGGGGCGCCGCCGCCACCGTCGGCCGCCAGCGCAAACTGGTCGCCAGCCCTGGCGCGCTGGCCGCCACCGGCGCCGCCGCCGATCTGGCCAAAACCACCGCCGGCACCACCCTGGCGGCAGACCCCGCCGCCCTCGCCACCACCGGCGCCGCCGCCACCCTCACGCGCCAGCGCCTGCTGGTGGCCGTGGGCGGCAGCATGGCCGCCACCGGCGGCGCCGCCACCGTGCGCGCCACCCGGCAGCTCGCCGCCATCGCGGGCGCCCTCAGCAGCACTGGCGCCGCCGCCCACCTGGCGCAGCGGCACACCCTGCAGGCATCGCCCGGCACCCTGGCCACCACCGGCGCCGCCGCCACCCTCACGCGCCAGCGCCTGCTGCAGGCATCGCCCGGCCTGCTGGCCACCACCGGCGCCCCGGCCACCCTCACGCACCAGCACCAGCTGGCCGCCGTTGCCGGCACGCTCAGCACCACCGGCGCCGCTGCAGCCCTGGCGCAGCAGCGCACCCTGGCGGCACTGCCCGCCGCGCTCGCCACCACCGGCGCCGCCGCCCACCTGGCGCGCCAGCAGCAGCTGCAGGCAGCGCCCGGCGCCCACACCGCCAGCGGGTCCGCCGCCACCCTCACGCACCAGCACCAGCTGGGGTCCGGTGCCGGCACGTTCAGCACCACCGGCGCCGCTGCCGCCCTGGCACCCCAGCGCGCGCTGGTGGCCGCGCCCGGCACGTTCAGCACCAGCGGCGCTGCTGCCACGCTGCAGCGCACCGCCCACCTGCTGGCCGGTGCCGGCGCGTACACCGTCACCGGGGCCGACACCGGCACCGCCAGCGAGCTGGCCGCCACCGCGGGCGCTCTGGCCGTCACCGGCGCCCCGGCCGCCCTGCTGGCCCAGCGCCAGCCACTGGCCGCCGGTGCTGGCTCGTTGGCCACCACCGGCGCCGCCGCCGCCCTCACGCGCCAGCGCCTGCTGCAGGCCGGTGCCGGCCTGCTGGCCACCACGGGCGCGCCGGCCGCTCTGGCCCCGGCCCTGGTGCTGCCCGCCAGCGCGGGCAGCGTCGGCAGCACCGGCGCCGCTGCCACCCTGCAGGCCGCCCGCGTGCTGGCGGCCGGGCCCGGCGCCAGCGCCAGCACCGGCAGCGCCGCCGCCTTGGCGCAGCAGCGCCGCCTGGTGGCTGCACCCGGCACGCAGGCCGTCACCGGCGCCGCCGCCACCCTCACGCGCCAGCGCACCCTGGCCGCCGGTGCCGGCAGCGTGTCGGCAGCGGGCAGCGGTGCCAGCCTGCGCACCACGCGCCAGCTCGGCATGGGGGCCGGCAGCTACGGCAGCGCCGGCAGCGGTGCCAGCCTGGCGCTGCAGCGCGTGCTGGCCGCGCAGGCGGGCGCCATCGTCATCACCGGCGCGGCGTCCAGCGCCAGCGGCAGCCGCCTGCTGGTGGCCGCCCCGGGTGCGCACAGCACCAGCGGCCGGCCCGTCACCACCCTGCGCCAGCGCATCGCGCTGCTGCAGCCCGGTGCGCTGGTCATTGCCGGCTACGACATTGCCGAATACCCCCAGCCCGGCGCCCTGGCGCTGGCCGGCAGTGCCGCCTGGCTGGCCTACATGCGCCGCGCGCCGGTCACCGGCGCCGTCCACCCCCCGCGCCAGGCGCCCAGCGCCCGGCCGGGGTTTGTTCCCACCGCGCGCGCGCCCACCAGCGCCAGCGCCCGCCCGGCCACCGGCACCAGCCAGCGGCCGGCCACCGCCACCACCCGCAGGCCACCGGCATGAGCACCATCGTCATCACCCCCCCCAGCATCGAGCCGCTCAGCCTGGAAGAAGCCAGGCTGCAGTGCAGGATCGACGACACCGTTCAAGACACCCTCCTTCAGATCTACCTGCAGTCTGCGCGCAAACGGGTCGAGCACCACACCGGCCGCTCGCTCATGCTGCAGACCCGCCAGGCCACGCTGGACGCCTTCCCCAAAGCCATCAAGCTCGAAGGCGCCCCCGTCATTGACGTGCTCAGCATCACCTACACCGCCACCGACGGCGTGGACGTGGTGCTTGATCCTGCCGACTACAAGGTCGATCTGTACAGCACCCCGCCGTGGATCGTGCCCGCCTACAACACCTCCTGGCCCGACACCCTGTGCACCATCAACGCCGTGCGCGTGGTGTACCGCTGTGGCTACAGCACCAGCACAGACCCCGCCACCGCCCGCGCCGCCGTGCCCGCCGATGCAAAAAACTGGATGTTGCACGACATCGCCCGCTCCCACGCCTACGCCTCGGGCAGCAGCGACAAACCCACCCGCGAGAACGACTTCATGATCGGCCTGCTGGATGACCTGACCATCCACGGGCTCTGAAGCACCATGTCCACCTACCCCATCGACCCCGGCGAGCTCACCGAGCGCGTCACCCTGCAAAGCCGCAGCGTCACGCAAGACGTGTACGGCCAGGCCACCATCACCTGGGTGGACGTGGCCACCGTCTGGGCCCGTGTGCGTGCCCTCACCGCGCGTGAGTTTTTTGCCGCGGCCCAGGTGCAGCAAGAGGCCAGCCTCAAAGTGCTCATCCGCCAGCGCAGTGACGTCACCGCCACCTGGCGCCTGGTGTGGCAGGGCCGCGCGCACGACATCACCGGCGCCCTGCCGCTGGGTCGGGAGTGGACCGAAATCATGTGCCTGCAGGGGGTGAAAGATGGTCGCTGAAGTCTCCCGCGTCGAAGGCCTGGAGCAGCTCGACGCCCGCCTGCGCGAACTCACCACCCAGCTGCGGGCGCGCGTGTTGCGCAACGCCCTGTCTGCCGGCGCCCGAGAGGTGCGCAACGCCGCCCGCCGCAGCGCCCCCGTGCTGCGGGCCGGCACCGCACTCAAGGCCCCCTACCGCAAGCCCGGCACCGTGCGCGACGCCATCCGCGTGCGCACCAGCAAAGTGGCCAAACGCAGCGGTGATGTGGGCGTGTTCGTCAACGTCAAGCCGCTGCCCGGCAACAAGTACAAGCGCACCACCACCCGCCTGCCCATCACCGGCAAAAAGGTCAAAAAGTTCGTGCTGGTCAAGCGCACCGAGCGCAGCGCCAAAAACCCCAACGACCCGTTTTACTGGCGCTTCCTGGAGTTCGGCACCCGCCGCATGTCCGCCCGCCCATACCTGCGCCCCGCAGCAGACAAGCTGCCCCAGGCCCTCACCGTGTTTGAGCGCTCGCTGGCCAAGTACCTCGACAAAGTCAACACCAGCGGCAACCCCGCCGCCACCGCCTGAAAGCGCCCGCACCCATGAGCACCGCCCACCAAGCCCTGCAGACCCTGCTGCTGGGCGCCGCCCCGGTCACCGCCCTGGCCGGCACCCGCATCGCGGCCGATCGCGCTGAGGAAGACTGGCCCTGCCCCTACGTGGTCTACAGCGGCGTCACCGAGCCGCAGCGCTGCCTGGACGGCAGCACCGACGGCGCCCTCACCGTGTTTGAGATTCAAGTCTGGGCCGACACCCGCGCCGCCGCCGAAGCCCTGGCCGACGCCGTGCAAACCGCCTGCGACGGCGCCCACCAGTACATCACCGCCCGCGCCGGCGGGTACGACGCCGAGCTGGACCTCGAAGCCGTCGTGCTCACCTGCAACTGGTGGGACGACTGATTCCGCAACCCAACCCCATCCACCCCATCCCCAACCCATGCCCGCCCTGCGCGGGCTTTTTTGTATAGGAGCCCACCATGGCAACCCAAACCGGCCGCAACGTCCGCGTCGAAATCGCGGCCACCTACACGGCGGCCAAAACCGTCTCCGGCATCACCAAGGCATCGCCTGGCGTCGCCACCTCCACCGCCCACGGCATGACCGACGGCACCATCGGCTACATGTCTGACGACACCGCCGGCATGGAAGATATTGCCGGCATGGCGTTCAGCGTGGATTCGCCCGCCGCCAGCACCTTCCAACTGGAGGGCGAAGACACCAGCAGCTACGGCACCTTCACCAGCGGCACCTTTGTGCCCGTGGCCACGTGGACCACTCTGTCCACCAGCACCAGCTACGAAATCAGCGACAGCGCCGCCGACCAGCTGGACGTCACCACGCTGCTGCACCGCGTCAAGCAAAACGAAGCCGGCCTGCTGGGCGCCCAGACCGTCACGGTGAACGGCTTCTCCGACATGCAGCTTTCTGCCATCTCGCTCATCCGCGCCGCGGCCAAATCCGGTGGCTACGTGGTGTGCCGCATCACCCTCAACAACGGCGAGCGGCGCATCTTCCGCGCGCAGCCGGGCCTGCCGGGTGAAAACATGCAGGTGGGCCAGAAGGCCACCAACAGCATCACCTTCCTGGTGAAGGGCACCGTGGGCGTGCTGCCGGCCTAACCCCGCATGGCCAGCACCACCACCACCACCAAGACGGACACCGCCACGGCGGTGGACCGCCTGCTGGCCCAGATGCGTGCCCAGCGCACGCGCTGGGTCGAGCTGGAGCCCGGCACCGAAGGCGGCCAGCCCGCCAAACGGGTGCAGATCCTGCGCCCGCCAGAGGCTGAGCTGCCCGACCTGCTCACCACCACCGCCGACGGCCGCCACACCCTGGCGGTGCAGCAGCGCCACGTGGAGCAGTACACCATCGGCTGGGACGGCATCACCGAGGCGGACTTGATCGGCCCCGCCGGCAGCAGCGAGCCGGCCCCCTTTGCCGCCGCCCTGTGGGCCGCTGTCACGCTGGACCGCGTCGCCTGGGGCCGCACCGTGGCCCAGGCCATCCTGGCCGCCATCGTGGAGCACCGCGAAGCGGTCGAGGCGGACACAAAAAACTGACCGCCCTCCTGGACGCCGCCCGCGGCGTCCGCTACGAGGGCGAAGCACCCCCGCCACCAGACCCCACCCACCTGGTGGCCCTGCGCGCCTGGGAGCTGCTGCGCACCGGCCTGGGCGGCATCGACTGGGCCGGCCTGCCCCTGGTGGCCGGCCTGCTGGGCGTTCAAGACCCCGAATCGCTGATCTGGCGCCTGCAAGCCATCCGCGCCTACCGCAACCCAACCGAGGACACGCCCGATGGCACTCGCAACCCTGTCGATTGATCTGGTCGCCAAGACCGCTGCCCTGGAAAAAACCCTCGGCCGCGTGGCCGACTGGGGCAAAAACGTCGGGTCCGCGCTGGCCGTTGGCTTTGGCGCGGCCACGGCCGCCGCCACCGCCGTCATCACCACGGTGGACGCGCTGGCCAAAAAAGCGGGCGACTTTCAAGACCTGGCCGAACAAACCGGCGCCACCGCCGAAGGCCTGGCCTCCATGGCCGTGTCGGCGGCGGTGGGCGGCGCCAGCATGGAAGAGGTGGGCGCCTTCGCCGTCAAGCTCACCAAAAACCTCACCGGCGTGGACGATGAATCCAAGGCCGCCGGCGCCGCCATCGCCGCGCTGGGCCTGGACATCGAAGCCTTCAAAAAGGCAGACCCCACCGAGCAGCTGGAGCAGATCGCCAAGGCGCTGGCCGGCTTTGGCGACGGCGCCGAAAAAACCGCCGTCATGGAGGCCCTGGCCAAGGGCGGCGCCAAGCTGCTGCCGTTCCTCAAAGAGCTGGGTGCCGAGGGTGGCCGTCAGGTCATCCTCACCCAGGCCATGATCGAGCAGGCCGACGCCTACGCCGACCGACAGGCCAAAGTCAGCGCCGAGCTTGATCTGTACGCCCAGGCCCTGGCCACCCAGGCCCTGCCCGCCGTCAGCGCCTTCACCGGCGCCATGACCGACACCCTCAAAGAGGTGCTGGGTCTGGACAAAGGCGCGTCCGCGCTGGCCGCCAATGACGGGGTGCAGACCTTCGCCACCAGCGCCGTGCGGGTGCTGGGCTTTGTGGTGGACGCGGCAGACGGCGTGTGCCGGTATGTCGCCCTGGTGGGCAAGGAATTCGGCGCCATCGGCGCCGCCGTGGTGGCCGTGGCGCAGAGAGACTTTGCCCAGCTGCTCGCCATTCAGGCCGCGCTGAAGGAAGACACCGACGCCATCGTCAACCGCGGCCTCTTCAGCGACAAGCTGGCCGCCCGCCTGGCCGCCATCGGCAAAGAGGTGGCCGGCGGTGTGGTGGCCGGTGCCAAGGCCGCCGCCGAGGTGCCAAAAAAGAAGCTGTCCTTCACCGGTGCCGCCAAGACCGAGAAGACCGCCAAAGACAAAAAAGACCCCCTCACCGACGCGCAGACCGCGCTGGCCGCCTACGTCAAGCAGCTGGACGGCGCCATCTCCAAAGAGCTGGACCTCAGCGAGGTCGAGAAGGCCCGCGCGTTCCTCACGGCGCACGGCGTGCTGGCACAAAACGCCCAGGTGCGCGAGCTGCTGGAAAACCTCGCCGACACGGTCGATGCCAACAAGGCCGCTGCCGAGGCAGAGCGCCTGCGGGTGGAAGCGGTGCAGGGCGCCTCACGCCTGGCGCAAGAGCTGGTGGCCAGCCGCGCGCAAGAGCTGGACGCCATGGCCGACAGCAACCAGGCCCTGCGCGACGAAATCGCCCTGATCGGGCTGGACGAAAAAGCCCGCACCGCCCTCATCCTGGCCCGGCAAGACCAGGCCATTGCCGACAAAGAGCTGGCCCTCATCCAGGCGCAGAGCATCGAAGGCAACGAAGTCGCCATCAACCAGCTTGAGCGCGAGATTCGCCTGCTGCGCCAAAAGCGCGCCCTCACCGCCGACAAAGCCGCCGCCGACGAAGCGGCAGACGCCGCCAAGGCCGTGGCCGACAACGGCAAGACCGTCGCCACCACGCTTGAGCGCGGCATCAGCGACGGGCTGCTCAACGGCTTTCGCAACGGCGGCACGCTGGCCAGCGTGTTCATTGACGAGCTCAAAGCCCAGTTCGGCAAGGCCGTGCTGCAGCCCATCGTGCGCCCCATTGCCGAGTTTGGCAGCCAGCTCATCACCAGCGGCCTGGGCTCGCTGGTCAAGGCGCTGGGCTTTGCCGACGGCGGGGTCATGACGCCGCGCGGCTCCATGCCGCTGTCCACCCTCCCGGTGCAGGCCTACGCCCAGGGCGGTGTGGCCACGCGCCCGCAGCTCGCCGTCTTCGGCGAGGGCCGCATGCCCGAGGCCTACGTGCCGTTGCCGGACGGCAAGACCGTGCCGGTGCACGTGTCCATCGGCTCCGACGGCGCCCCGCTGGCCCGTGTGCCCCTGC